GTCTCGTTTAAAGTTAAATAAACTCGACATTCGAAATAATGAAATGGCGATTACACCACTTCGATACTCCCCACTGGAGTGTGTGATAATCTCGTCTATGGTCGCATTAAAGATGTATACTAAATCTTTAGATGTTCCCACGACTAAAGGAATTCCTGTCCCTTTAGCTCGCAAATCCGTCATCTCTGACGAAGAAACGAACGATATTACCCCATCGGATAGCTGGAACGCCTTGTTGGCATTCACTGATCTCTACTCATGTACTAATACAATTAATACTCCTCTATCCGCCGACCCGCGAGTCGGTTTCAAAAGGTCTTTGGCATGGTTCTTCAGCGCCAATACCAGTCCTAAAACCCAACAAGAGGTACTCTCATTGAGCCTTAGGTCTCATCAACGCTATTTGTCTTTACTTAGTGGTATGAGTCGCAATAGGTGCCAAGTGGGAAGTCTATGTGCTCCATCAACTCATAGACCTTGGCTTGTTACCCGTAAAAAATTAGAAAATATACAAGAATTAACTGACTATTTTCAAATTCCTACATCACACATCACTAAATATTCAAAACAATCCGCGAACTTCATGCGCAAAATTTTCAAATCAATCAACACTTACCTACTAATATCCCATACGAATACTATCGGAATTATTGCTGATTTGTATTTCTTCGTTTTCAACGCGATAAGTCTAACCACAGATAGAAACTGTTCCTGCCCTAAACGCACGAAAGTTTGTGTCTGTCGGCGACTTCTAGTTGACCAACGAAAAACAATAAAGGCTTTAAAACCTTTAGGACTTGCAGTTACTCGTTTACTCCATAACAGAGTTCTAAAACTTGACTCATCTCTCAAGTTCCTTTTTAAATTTGATCGTAGACAACTGCAATTATGGTCGACAATAAATCGTTCTTGGCCAATTATAACACAACCCGGATCCGAAAAACTAGACTTTATCCGCAGAGTTTCAAAACCCTGGAGAAAGTTTAGGAATAACAAAGCTACTCTATCGGCATATATGTATCCAGATGAGATCTATAATTGCAGATCTCATGTCGGAGGCATATGGCGAGTAGTCGATGATATACCGGATCAGTTAAAAATCGAGAATGATTTACGAGAATGGCTATACTCTCTGTCGAACCGTATCCCTTCTGAGGCTTTTGCGAACTGTCTTAGGGCGAGAGCGTCCTATAACATTTCGGCCTGTCGAGACTTCAACTTTTCCGAAGGGGGTGCTTATGAATACTATCGTCGTAGACTTGTATCCAAAGCAGAAAAAGATGGAAGAAAAGGACTGAACCAGGAATTCACACACAAAGATTGGTGGAATGATGTTTGCCTCTCCGCCACGGAGACCAAAAACCAACAAATACCATTATATCCTATGGTAATTGGTGAACGTGGGGGCAAATTTAGAATCTTAACTAAGACTTCTGCCGTAGCTGCTAGCATCCTGTCTAGATGTAATAATCGCACTACAGCCTTCCTTAAGCAAATTCCTGGTATTCGAGAAGGATTTTATCTACACTCAGAGAAGAAGAACATACAAGATTTCGGGTCCAAGGAAATCGTTGTACGTCTTGTTAACCAATTAAATGGTTTGTTTCGCGATACACCGACGCGTAAAGAGAAAAATCAAGTTCCCTCTGAGAAAACAATATTCTATGAAAGTGACTGTGTAGACTCAACTGACCATATAAAGCCAAATTACAGCAAAGTAGTTGTAGATGCTCTTTCCAATATACTACAATTCTCAGCCACAGAAAGGCTCTTTGCTATGTCCTCGGTCAGTCCCGATTCTGATAGACATATCATTATCGAAGAAGAATATGACCCTAAATTCACCCATGTCTGGGAGGTACCCAAATACTCACGTACTGATACTGCTAAGGTGCTCTTTGACCTTGGAGTAATCGACAACACGGATGTTGACTTTAGGGGCGTTTATAATCCTGGTAGACAATCTGCTAGGGCCAATATCAGAAATAGGACGAGAATGGGAAGCATCCCACAATATCACATACCACATTCTTCAACGTATGAACCTCCGTCCGATTATGTCATATTCAACAAAGGTCAAGATGGAAAGAAGCTCGAACAAACTACTACATGTGCAGTTCAGGAGGAACTACATAATGATGGCATTGATCCATTCAAAATCGAGCAGTTCGTCAAGAACGATAAGAAAATGGTCAGATTGTATTACTATCAAACCCGCGGTACACAAATGGGTCTTCGTTTGTCTTTCGCTGTGCTATGCTTGTTACACAAGTTTGCCACAGAATACCGAAATACAGGTGGTGATCACTGCGTTGTCTATGGGGATGATCTCAGTTCCAATTGGACTGAGCGGGAGATTTCAAGATATGAAAGCACTATGGAAGAACTTGGTTTTATTCTGAGTACAGATAAAAGTCACAGATCTTCTCATACTTTTCAATTCTGTGGTACTTGGTTTACTGAAGGTAAACGCTTCGTGCCCGAGAAGTTTCCAGACATAAAAGCTATTATTGAGCCTAAAACGGATAAAAAGTTTGATCCGTTGATGCGTCTTAAGAATCTCAATAATTCCGAGTATGTCAAGTGTAATGCAAGGGAAAGATCCCGATTTAAAGTTGCTATAAAAGAACTTTTCGGACAGCAATTGGGACTTGTTAAACAATTCTTATGTCCATACCTGCCTGAAACGCTGGGTGGTTTCGGTCTTTATCCTTACCAAGGGAAAAGGACTCGTATTTCAAAATACATGCAAGTATTATTGAATAAACTACCAGCTAAAGACAGATTTCAGGTGCAGAGGAGAATGAATGCCGTCTGGGCTACCGCGATCAACGATAAGGAAGTACGCGACTTTGGCGCGTTGATAAATAGTTTTGTACTGCATCGTACAGAACCCGGTAAGCCAGTTACGAAGGAGCATGATCCATTAACACATATCGATAGATTAGAGCTTAATCTCATGGATACATCTCAGTATTGGGTCCAGGAAGGAAGGTCAAAAACCAACATTGAAAAATTGTCATTCTTTGAATGTTACGATAGATTCCGTAATCTCATTAGAAATTACTTATCTGTCTGTACTATCAAGGGAAAAACAATACGTTATTCTCAACGTGATCTTCGTGGACTGTGTACAACTATACTTCCTAAGAGTCGAGGAAAGGTAATGAAGAACCCGGTTATACCTCCTCTTAAACTAAAAGGAAACTATTTACAGTTTTTAATTGATATCGAAAGGCTTCCAACTCTGGAAGCAATGGAAATCCTTGCTCTGACAGACGACGATGTTGCATCTCGTCTGAAACAAAACGAAGTTTACAGAGACTATGTGAATACTAAGGTGGAGCTGAAGGCGAAGGAAAAAGCCTCAATTGTCCGGTGGCCGGTAGCCATGACATTGAGTAATTTTCTTCCTACGCCGAAGGTCATTCCAGTTGTCAATCAGAACGTTGATTGGCAGCCAGTTTGGACTTCTACAAGTCAGCCTTACGTAAAACAAGTATCTGTTCAGGAGAGTTCGCCGTCCAATAAAATACAATTTTCATATGCAGAGATATTGAAAACACCACAAAGTGAATTTGGTGAAACTATGTTACCTGTCGCAAAACAAGATAAAATTGATCTAAGACTTTTCGACAGTCAGAAGAAGGAAAAACCATCTTTTTCTGAGTCTCAAGACTTTAAAGAGGAACTTATCTTTAAACAAGAATCAATCAAAGAGACTGAGTCTTGGGGACTGGATGATAGCATAGAAGACACTAAAGAAGTACCTTGGGTAAGCTTTCAAGATCTACAAAATATGAAAGTTGAACAGTCTGGTGCGAAAGACGAAGATGAAGAATTGAACGCAGCTATTGAATTATCTAAATTTGAAATACGTCAACCAATTGCTAATGATGTCGTCATCCACATAGAAGAAGATCCTATGGATGATGACTTCTGGTCAGAGGTTCTCGATATTGTAGATAATTACAATGCCTCAGTTTCTAACTGAAGTTTATATTCTTAGTCACAAGTCTTTTACACGAGCCGTTCAATGTATCATTGGAACAGCAAGAAACCCC